TTCAATCCAATATTGTTAATCGCAACAAACGCATGTATGAAGAACGAGTAATGGATAAAGAAGTTGCTCGTTATATTAAAGAACAAGTCGAAACTAATCGTGCTTACGGTGAATTAGGTCACCCAGATACACCATCAATTAATCTCGACAGAGTATCACACCTTATTGTTTCCTTGCGCAAAGAGGGAACTAATTATGTTGGTAAAGCGAAGATTTTAGAAACACCAATGGGTCAAATTGCACGTGGTCTTTTAGATGGCGGTGCGAATCTTGGAGTTTCTAGTAGAGCACTTGGTTCACTCGTTACAAACAACGAAGGTGTTTCCATTGTTCAAGACGATTTTATGCTGTCTACAGCAGCAGACATCGTTGCAGACCCATCTGCTCCAGACGCATATGTTCGTGGTATAATGGAGAATAAGGAGTGGGTATTTGTTGATGGAAAGTTTGTGGAAAAACATATAGAAGAAGTTAAACACGTTATTCGTAGAACTTCTTCAAAGAATCTAGAGGAAGCCAAAATGCGTGCTTTCCAAGATTTTCTGAGTAAAATCAGATAAATAATAAATAATTTAATAGAACTATCCAGTTACAGGAGAAAACGATGTCAATCGAACAAAAAATTGCTGATCTCTTAGCAGAATCTAAAAAAGCTAAACTTGCTGAGCAAGTAGCTGACGAGACTGATGAGCAGATTACAGAAGAAGGAATTGAAGAGGAAGCTGTCAAACCTGCTCCAGAAAATCCAAATCCAGACAATGCTCGCAACAATGTCGAAGATGAGAAGGAAGCAGAAGGTGGCACTTCTAAGAAAGAAAACGCAGCTACCAAAGGCGCAGTTGCTGCAGAGCCAAGTCATCTAAAAGGTGTTAAAGAAGACGTTGATGCACTTCTAAATGGCGAAAATCTTTCTGAAGAATTTAAAGCAAAAGCAACTACTATTTTTGAAGCAGCTGTTATGACTCGTGTCAAAGCAGAAGTTGCTCGCTTAGAAGAAGAATTCGAAGGTAAACTTGCTGAGCAAGTTGCAAAGAATGTAGAGGGTCTAGTTGAACAGGTTGATGGATATCTCGGCTATGTAGCTGAGCAGTGGATGACACAAAATGAAATTGCCCTTGATCGTGGTATGAAGTCTGAAATTCTTGAGAGTTTCGTTCTTGGTATGAAGAATCTATTTGAAGAGCACTACATTGATGTTCCAGAAGAGCGTTATGACGTGCTTGGTGAAATGGAATCTAAGATCGAAGAATTAGAAGCAAAACTTAATGAACAAGTTGCTGCTAATATCGATATGTCTAAAACTATCGCTGAGCAAAAACGCAGCGAAATCGTTAAGACAGTTAGCGAAGGTTTGACTGATACAGAAACTGAAAAGTTTAATGCATTAGTTGAAGAGCTATCATACGAAGATGCAGAATCTTTTGAGACCAAAGTAAAGACTATCCGTGAAAATTATTTCACAAACAAATCAACCGCAGATGTTAAGTCTGTAGTTACTGACACTCCAGTAGAGTCATTGACAGAAGAGAAGAAAGTTGATCTTGATCCTCAAATGTCAGCATATCTAACTGCACTTAACAAACTTAAATAAAAAGGAATTAAAATGAATCGTCAAGATTTAGTTAAAAAGTGGGCTCCAATCCTCGAACACGAGGGTGCATCCCCAATCAAAGATAACTATCGTAAAGAAGTTACTGCAGTTCTCCTAGAGAACCAAGAGCGTGAGATGGCTAAACAGCGTGAAGCACTTTTCGAAGCTGCTCCAGCAAACGCAGTTGGCTCTTATGCTGACACTGGTGGTTTCGCTAAGTTCGATCCAGTTCTTATCAGCCTAGTTCGTCGTGCAATGCCACAACTTATCGCTTATGATGTTGCTGGTGTTCAGCCAATGACTCAACCAACTGGCTTGATCTTCGCAATGAAGTCACGCTACAGCACTCAAGGTGGTACTGAGGCTCTATTCAACGAAGCAGATACTGATTTCTCTGGTACTGGCACTCACAGTGGTGTTTATGACTTCGGTGGTTCTGAGACTACTGGTACTGGTCTAGCAACTAGCGCAGCTGAGCGTCTTGGTCAAGGTGGCTCAGGCGATGGTTCTTTCGGTCAGATGGCATTCTCTATCGAGAAGACTTCTGTTACTGCAAAGACTCGTGCTCTAAAAGCTGAGTACTCTGTTGAACTTGCACAAGACATGAAGAGCGTTCATGGTCTTGATGCTGAAGGTGAGCTAAGCAACATCCTTTCAACTGAGATCCTTGCTGAGATCAATCGTGAAGTTATCCGCACAATCTACAAGACTGCTAAGCCAGGTGCTGCAGTTGGTACTACTGCTGCTGGTACTTTCGACCTAGACACTGATTCTAATGGTCGTTGGTCTGTTGAGAAGTTCAAAGGTTTGATGTTCCAAATCGAGCGTGAAGCAAATGCGATTGGTCAGCAAACTCGTCGTGGTCGTGGTAACTTCATCATCACTTCAGCTGACGTAGCGTCTGCTCTAGCGATGGCTGGTGTTCTAGACTACACTCCTGCTCTACAAGGCAACAGCAACTTGAACATTGATGACACAAGCACTACTTTCGCTGGTGTTCTAAATGGCAAGTACAAAGTTTATGTTGATCCATATACTGCAAACGTATCTGCAACTCAATTCTTCGTAGTTGGTTACAAAGGTACTTCTGCATTTGACGCTGGTTTGTTCTACTGCCCATACGTTCCTCTACAAATGGTTCGTGCAGTTGATCCAAACAGCTTCCAGCCAAAGATTGGCTTCAAGACTCGTTACGGTCTAGTTGCTAACCCATTCGTTAACCTAGACGATGGCACTGCTGGTCAGGACAACCTAACTGCTGACGTAAACTACTACTATCGTCGTGTTAAGGTTACTAACCTAATGTAATCTTTTAGTCAGTTTTTGACTAAACCGACATAGAAGCGGTACTTAAAGAGGGATCTTCGGATCCCTCTTTTTTATTCCTAAATAATAGTATGGCTACTCTAAATCAAAACACTATCTCTTGCCCAGTTCCAGCGAACATCACACCGATGTCGCCGAATGGGTTCAACTTTAATATTTTAAAGTTACCAGATTTAACATTCTTTTGCCAACAGGTAAACTTACCAACATTATCAATTGGTTCTCCTGAGCAAAGCACACCATTCTCTATCAATCCAATTCCAGGAGAGATGGCAGTGTTTGATCAATTACAAGTTCAGTTCCTAATTGATTCTGAGATGAGAAACTATAAGGCAATACACAACTGGTTAGTTGCACTATCTTTCCCAGAAAACTACTCTCAGTATGCAGACTTTATTAATGATGATGAGAATAGATACACTGAGTTGGCGAAGAACTATTCAGATGCAACATTGTCAATTCTAAAGGGAAATAATACAGTTGCATCAACAGTGCAATTTGTAGATATATTCCCTATCTCTTTAGAAAGTTTAACATTCCAATCTACAAGCACTGATGTGCAATATCTGATTGGCAGTGCAACTTTCCGCTACACTTACTACAAATTCTTGTAAGACAAATTTGCTTTTTTGTAATGACTACGGTATAATAGTAGTCATATAAATCATTGAGGTTATTATGAATATTGAACAATTGCAAGAAATGTGGGACAGCGACTGCGAGATTGATGACAATTGTCTCGGAGAAAATTCCACAGCAACACCCAAACTTCATGCCAAGTATGTAAAACTCTTGGTGCAAGTTAAACTCAAACATACTAAACTCCAAGCAGAATACAATCTTCTACGCAAGAATAAGTTTCGTTATTATCGTGGTGAACTATCACGTGATGAATTAGCAGATCTTAGTTGGTCACAATGGCAAGGTGTTAAGCCATTGAAGAATGAGATGGATGAATTTCTCACTGGTGATGACGACCTAAATCTATTAAAGGTGAAAATGGATTATCTTGAAACGATGATTTATTTTCTTGAATCTGTCCTTCAACAAATCAAAGCACGTGATTGGCAAATCAAAACTGCTGTTGAATGGAAGAAGTTTTTAGCAGGGATGTAATGACGACATTAACGATTGAGAAGTTAGATGATGTGTACGTTAGAGTTTTTGGTGATCCGAGTGTTGAACAAGAACTCACTGACTTCTTTACATACGAATATCCAGGTGCAAGATTTACACCACAGTATAGAGCAAGATTGTGGGATGGTAAGGTTCGTCTGTATGACCAAGTAAGAAAAACTCTTTACATTGGTCTTATCAATTACGTTGAACAGTTCTGTGAAAGAAATGATTATCTTTTAACATACAAGACAGACTTTCAACCAAACAACAATATCACACACGAACAAATAGAATCATATGTTCGTGAATTAGATCTTCCTGAAAAGATCGAAATTCGTGATTATCAAATAGACGCTATTCAAAAAGCAATCAATGAAGAAAGAACATTGTTGCTCTCTCCTACTGGTTCAGGTAAATCTTTTATTATATACTCTGTCATGCGTTGGCATGTTCAGAATGGTCGTAAGTGTGTTCTTATCGTACCTACTACATCTCTTGTTGAGCAGATGTATTCTGACTTTCAAGATTATTCTAGCGTAAATGATTGGTCAGTGTCAACTCATTGTCAAAAACTCTATGCTGGATTTCCAAAAGAATTTACTAAAGATGTTTTAATTACAACTTGGCAATCAATCTATCTACAACCACGTGCTTGGTTTAAACAATTCCAAGTTATCTTTGGTGATGAGGCACATCAGTTTAAAGCAAAGTCTCTTACTGGTGTTATGGAAAAGATGGATACAATTCCATACAGGATTGGAACAACAGGAACTCTTGATAACAAGAAAGTACATCGTTTAGTTCTTGAGGGTATTTTTGGTCCAGTGCATAAAGTCACTACCACGAAAATCCTTATGGATTCTGGAAGATTGTCTAGCCTAAATATAATGTGTATCATTCTCAAGTACACGGAAGAGATACGCAAGGAACGCAAGAACAATACATATCAAGAGGAAATTGACTGGTTGGTAGGTTGCAAACAAAGAAATAAATTTATACGCAATCTCGCAGTCAAATCAGCAGGAAATACACTTGTTCTGTTCCAGTATGTAGAGAAGCATGGTAAGATTCTCTATGAATTGATTAAAGAAAAGGTACACGAAGATCGCAAAATATTTTTTGTTTATGGCGGAACTGATGTTTCAGATAGAGAAGCAATTCGTCATATCACTGAACAAGAAAGCGATGCTATTATTGTTGCTAGTTTTGGTACATTCTCAACTGGGATCAATATACCGTCTATCGAGAATGTCATTTTTGCATCGCCAAGCAAGTCCAAGATTCGTAACCTGCAAAGTATTGGTCGTGGGTTAAGATTAAAGGATGGTAAATCTCAGTGTAATCTTTTTGATATTGCTGACGATTTACATTGGAAGTCTTGGAAAAATCATACTCTAAATCATGCAGCAGAGCGTTACAAAACGTATGCTGAAGAAGAATTCAAAACAAAAATTGTAGAGGTTGATCTATGTTAGATGGCTCAGAATTTTTTGTAGTATTGAAACTCTGTTCAGGTGAACAGGTTATGGCTGTCTTGCGTCAAGAAGATGAGGATCGTATCCTACTTGAAACCCCAATGGTCATGAGATCAATTCCTGTATTAGAAACAGGTCGTGAGCATATCACTGCTCACCCATTGTGTCAATTTTCTGATGATAAAGTATATGTAATCCTAAAAAAGGATGTGATGTTTTGTAAGAAACTACATCACGTTTTTATTCCTCATTATATGAAGATTGTAAAAGAACACGAGGAAACTTCTTTTGTTAGCAAAGACAATAAAGAATTATTAGAACATTGGGATGATGCAGACGAGATTACAGTAGAAGAAGCAGAGAAAAGAATCAAAATGCTTGCTGAACTGCTAAGAAGAAAACCAGAAGAAGAAGAACTACCGTTAACTCTTGTCAGAGGAAACGATACAGTACACTAATCTATCTCTTCAAACCCCAACACCGTAGATTATGCCTCAAGACAAATAAAAAGGCAAATGTATTTTGTAATGAAATAAGATTTGTCTTTTCAATGAGTTTGATGTAGAATTACAGTATGTTTAATTATATGAGGAAGTTTTATGTATGGCTCACTATGTAAATAACGCTGACTTTTTGCAGGCACTTATCGAGTATCGAGCGAAGTGTTCACAAGCAAAAACAGAAGGCAACCCAAAGCCCATCGTCAGCAACTATATCGGTGAATGCATTCTTAAGATTGCAACACATCTATCTTATAAACCCAATTTTATAAACTACAGTTATCGAGATGATATGATTCTCGATGGTGTGGAAAATTGCATTCAATACATAGACAACTTTGATCCGAGTAAATCTAACAATCCTTTTTCATACTTTACACAGATTATCTACTATGCATTTCTTCGTAGAATCGCAAAAGAAAAGAAACAAAGTTACATCAAAGGTAAATTAATCCAAGATATGCCATTTGAAGCATTTGAGTTACAAGAGGGTGATGAGGGTGCTGACTTTCATAATGCATACTTAGAGTTTATGCAACAGAACAATAACTTTGATGATACATTTATGGAACGCAAGAAAGCAAAACGTAAAAAGAAGCAAGTAGATCTAGATGATTTTTTAGGTGAGACAGATGAGCCAAGCGAGACCGATAAGTGATTTGATAAGAAATTTAGAAAGTGGAGCATTGAGACAAAGACTAGCCACAGCAAGAAGAGTAAGACCTAATAAATCTAGAGGTAAAAGATTCTTAAAAAGATTTACATGGGATGGTTCAGACAATCAATTTAATTTGAGTAAAATTATGGATAATCAAAGTGATAAAATTTTTCTAGGTGTTTCTGATTTTGAAGACCTAGTAACATCAGAGGTGATGCGTCTTCGTGTTGATGCAAATCTCTCTACGGTACAACGTGAAACAACTGTGCTCTGCAATCGCTCACAATGGCAAAAATGGGCTGAGAGTCAATTCAAAGACTTTATGTTCGTGCAAACGAATTCTTCTTCTGGTTTTATCATCGAAGAAGAAACAAACAATCTTATTAAGTTTGATGTGAACTCAAACTCTACAACTGTTCGTGCCTTTGGTGATGAACAGTTCGCAGAAGATATAATCGAGATTGTTGAATCTAACTTTACTGCTGTGACATCATACATTGAATGGATTTATTCTTCTGATGGGCAGTCAGTAAATGTTCCTCTTAATCGTGATCGTCTTCCAGTTGCTGAGATGTATCCATTCCTTAATGGTGAGTCTCTTGAAGACTACTACGATCGTTATATGGAATCTTCTGCGAACATTCTCCTGTTGATTGGACCACCTGGAACTGGCAAGACTACATTTATTCGTGGTCTGCTTGCACATCGTTCATGCTCTGCAATCGTAACATATGATGCAGGTATTCTTGAGAAAGATGGTTTCTTTGCACGTTTTATTGAAGATGATGCAGAAGTTATGGTTCTTGAAGACAGTGACGCATTCCTAAAATCTCGTAGCGATGGCAACACAATGATGCATCGTTTCTTGAATGTTGGTGATGGTCTTGTAACTACAAAAGGTAAGAAAATGATTTTCTCTACCAATCTTCCAAGCATTCGTGATATTGACGATGCGTTGGTTCGTCCAGGAAGATGTTTTGATATTGTTACGTTTGACGCATTGAATGTTGAGCAAGCAAACACTCTTGCCAAGAAACTTGGAGTTACTCTTCCTGTTCGTCCATGGGGCGAAGGAGCTGCACCTTATTCTATTGCTGAAGTTTTCAATCAGCAATCTGAACAAGCATCTACTGCCAAAACAACCAGAAAGGTAGGTTTTATTTGAAAGTAGCAATTATCACAGACCAGCACTTCGGTGCTAGAAATGACAGCATAGCGTTTCTTGATTTCTTTCAAAAGTTTTATGATAACATATTCTTTCCAACACTAGTTGAAAATAAAATCGATACGGTATTAATTCTTGGTGACACATTCGATCGTCGTAAATATGTAAACTTCTATGCACTTGATCGTGCAAAGAAAATGTTCTTCGATCGTTTGCGTGACTTGAATATAAGTGTTCACATGTTGGCAGGAAATCACGATACCTATTTCAAAAACACCAATGATGTAAACTCTCCAGATTTACTTCTGCGAGAGTATTCTAACATCAATGTGATTGATAAACCTACAACTATTGAAATTAATGGTATTAAGATTTGCATGATGCCATGGATTTGCCCAGAGAACTATCAAGCATCTCTAGATGAGATGCAGACAACAACATCAGAACTCTGTATGGGTCATTTCGAGATCGCAGGGTTTGCTATGCACAGAGGAATGCAGTCAAATGAAGGACTTTCTAAAGAGACATTCAATAAGTTTGATCTGGTTTTTAGTGGGCATTATCATCACAAAAGTGATGATGGACATATCTTCTACCTCGGAAATCCATATGAACTCACTTGGCAAGATTACAACGATACCAGAGGATTTCACTTGTTCGATTTATCAAGCAGGGAATTATGCTTCATCCCAAATACTAATACTATGTTTGCCAGAATCGAATACAACGATAAGGATAGTGAACCGATCGATTTAGATGCATTAGATCTCAAAGAAACATATTTGAAATTGGTGGTTGTAAACAAAACAGACTATTATAAATTTGACAAATTTATTACTAAGTTGTATAATAAGGGAGCATACGATATTAAGATTATCGAAGATCTCTCTGAGTTTGAAGATGGTGAGATTGGCGAAGAAATTAATCTAGAAGATACATTGTCTGTTCTCTCCAACTATGTTGACTCTGTTGAAACAGATGTTGATAAAGAAAAGATTAAAACATTTATGAGAACATTGTATACGGAAGCTGTTAATGTAGAGGTATAAAATGCAACAACTTGAGATTCAGTATTTCTTTCCACTGACAGAACAGATCCCTCTTGACTTGGACTTTAAACCGAGTTATGCATATGAAGAAAAGAAACGAGCAGACATGATTTCTGGTTCTGTATTGATTGCTGGTGGGACAGGAGTTACATGGGCAACTTTGAGTAACATTGAACCATCTTTTTGTATTGACATCGACCAGACTCCACTAACAGTGTTGTCTAAAAATAAACCTAGTATCTTTAGAAGATATCTCTATAAGATTATGGGCGTGAAATGGAAGGCTAAATGATTGTATTTAAGAGCGTTCAGTGGCAGAACTTTCTGTCAACTGGTAATTCTCCGAACAAGGTATTACTAAACAAATCAACTACTACTCTTATCATTGGTAAGAATGGTGAAGGTAAGAGCACAATCTTAGACGCATTGTGCTTTTCGCTTTTCGGTAAACCATTCCGTAACATCAACAAGAATCAGTTGATCAATTCTATCAATGGTAAAAAATGTCTCGTTGAAATAGAATTTTCTATCGGTACAAAAGAGTACAAAATTGTACGTGGAATAAAGCCAAATATTTTTGAGATTTATCTTGATGGTGAGATGCTCAATCAGGATGCTGCATCTCGTGACTATCAAAAAGTTCTTGAGCAACAGATTCTGAAACTGAATTACAAAACATTTACACAGGTTGTTATTCTGGGTAGTGCATCGTTTGTTCCATTTATGCAATTACCTCCAGGACAACGCAGAGAGGTGATTGAAGACATCCTTGATATTCGTATCTTCTCTACAATGAACTCATTGCTCAAGGAGAAGGCACAGGAGACCAAAGATGCGATTACCAGAATTGAATCAGAAATCAAGTCATCGAAAGATAAAGTCGAAGCACAACAGGTACTCATTAATACTATCGCAAATGCGAAGACCGAAAGTATCAAAGCAATCCAGAGTAAGATTGATTCTAACTTGTCTCAAGTTTCTGGAACGCAAGGTGAAATTGACAAACTCATCGGAGAGATTACATTACTTAAGTCGCAGATTGAGTCTAAGGATAAGATTACGACAGATATCGAGAAAGCCAAGCAATTAAAAGCAAAGTTTGATCAGAAAGTTGAAACGTGTGAGCACAATGCTGAGTTCTTTACAGAACATGATGTGTGTCCACAGTGTTCACAAGACATACCTGAAGATCACAAGTCTAAAATTATTCATGACTTGCATGAAAAAATGCAGGAAAGTAATAACAAGATTAATGAACTTGAGACTGCTCTTTCTACACTCACAACTAAACTGATAAAGATAAATGAAGTTATCAACACAATCACAGATAAGAACATTGAGTTGTCTACAAAGAACTCAACGATCTCTCTGTTGAATAAACAGATAACTGAATTTGAAGAAGAAATTAAAACACAGACTGCAGACACTACGAATCTTGATGAAGAAAAAGCGAAGTTGAAAACACTCGCTAAGGATGCCCTCGATAAGATTAGTCAGAAGAACCAGCTACAGGAAACTCGTAATCTTGAAGAGGTCGCATCCATTCTTCTGAAAGATACTGGCATCAAAACTGCAATCATTCGTGAGTATCTACCAGTGATGAATAAACTCATCAACAAGTATTTAAATGCGATGGATGCATACATCCACTTCGAGTTGGATGAAGCGTTTAATGAGATTGTGAAGTCTCGTCATCGTGATGATTTCACTTACGCTAGTTTTTCTGAAGGTGAAAAGATGCGTATTGACTTAGCAATTCTTTTTACTTGGCGACAAGTTGCTAAAATGAAGAACTCTGTCAATACAAACCTACTCATACTAGATGAGATCTTTGATTCTTCTCTTGATACTGCAGGAACAGATTACTTCCTCAGTCTTATGAATTCGTTTGGTGAAAACTCCAACATCTTTGTTATCTCACACAAAGGCGATCAGCTGTTCGATAAGTTTAGATCCGTCATCAAGTTTGAAAAACGCAATGATTTCAGTGTAATTTCTGCTCCGTAAGTAGTCACTTACCTCCAACCCCTGATCTCCACAGGGTTTGCAGCCCTCCAAAAAGTGCTTGTCTTTTATTCTTTTTTAGGGAATAATTACGGTATAACTCATGGAGATTCGTTATGGATGATATGTGGAGTGGTTTTGATGATTTTGAATTGGCATGCTTGTGTCATGACTATGGGTTCGGAGATATTTGCAGGTTTGAACAAATTCTTCCTGTGAAACTTGCAAACCGAAAAGAGATTGAACAGTTTTTGGCTGAGTATGAAATGGCTGACGCATTTGGAGATAAATAATGGAAATGAAAGCAAGTGATCTCTCCGCAAGACTACTGGCTACCGAAAACCTTTCGGTGATTCGTGCCAGAACACGTACTGCATCTTTTGATATCAAGAGTCGTGTATTGACTCTGCCGATGTGGAAAGACATGACCCCTGAGATTGAAGACATGCTTATTGGTCATGAAGTCGGTCATGCACTATATACTGGCGAAGAGTATATGTCTCCCATCATGGAAACACCAAAATTGATGGGCTATCTGAACATCATCGAAGATGTTCGTATCGAAAAACTCATCAAGCGTAAGTATCCTGGATTGCGTAAACGCATGAACGAAGGATACAAGCAACTCAACGATCGTGACTTCTTCGGTGTCAAACAGATGCCGAATCTTGACAGCATTCTACTGATCGACAAAATCAATCTTTACTTTAAAGCTGGATTCCAATGTGGTGTCAAGTTTGATGCTGACGAAAAGGAATTCGTCAATCGTGCTGAACGCACTGAAACTATTGATGATGTGATTCAACTTGCACAAGACATCTATACTTTCTCCAAACAAAAGGCAGAAGAGCGTAAGCAACGCATGAAGTCTGAGAATCCTCAAGACAATGAGGAAGAAGATGAAGAGGATCCAATTTATGGTGACTTTGACATCGACATGGATGGTGATTGGGACATTGAAGAGGATGAAGACACTGATCTTGATCCAAGCAAAATCAATGCACCTAAACAACAGAACGATGAACGTAAGCAGGAAGATGAACCTGATCTAGAATCTCAGACAGAGCGTGTCTTCCGTAGCAAACTCGAAGATCTTGCTGATGAAAATACTGAGTACAAGTATTGGAAGTTTGAGAAGGATTATGAATTTAATCCAGTCATCGGTTACAAGAAAATTCTCAATGAGACTCTTTCACCAGAGACTTGGAATCAGAACACCGAGAGTCCATATTACGATCATCTCACTCGCTATATGACTGATGAGGAGAAGTCTGTCTACTACAAGAAACTCATTGATAACTTTACTGGGTTCAAGACAGAATCTGCTCGAACTGTGAATTATCTCGTCAAAGAATTCGAGATGAAAAAGTCTGCACAACTATATAAACGTGCACAGACTGCCAAGATTGGCTCTCTTGATATGCGTAAGGTATATGCATACAAGTTGAAGGATGATTTGTTTAAGCGTGTGACTACTACTCCACAAGGTAAGAATCATGGTATGGTTATGCTCGTGGACTGGTCTGGTTCAATGAATGATGTTTTGCATGATACACTAAAGCAAGTTATCAATCTTGCTATGTTTTGCAATCGCATTCAGATTCCATATCGTGTTCTTGCATTCACTTCTTCTTATCAAGACAATATTGATCGATCAACGCATCATCAAGATGCTGATTCGTATAAGAAGTATATTGAAGAAAGAAATAAGCGTTTTGCAGAAAAACAAGCACAAGGTGACTTGATCCGTAGTAATGATGGTTTTCATCTGCTTGAGTTGTTCTCAAACAAAATGACCACTAGTGAATTTAATTCCATGGCAAAGCGTGTTCTTGACCATCGTTTCTTGTGGAACGATGGTTACTCTACTGGCGCAACTCCATTGAATGAGGGTCTTGTTTGGGTTTACAATACGATTGGTGAATACATCAAGAATAATTCTATTGAAAAAATGACACTGATTACTCTTACTGATGGTGAGGGTGGTTCGTTGAATACATATAGTGGTAGGTATATTGAAGAACAACGCAACGAAACCACTGGTGGTATCTGGAAGAAAATCAAGATTAAGAATTTGATTCGTGATGATGTCACACAAAAGACATACGAACTCAGTCGTGACTCTTGCAGTCAGACAAACATGATTCTGCGTATGATTAAAGATCGTTACAACATTTCGGTAGTTGGATTCCATATCTGCCAGAATCGTAAGAATGATTTGCGTCAATTCTTGCATGCTAGTCTGCCTAGTTTCCGTGGTGACTACACCACTGTTATTGATGAGTGGCGCAAAGAGTTTCGTGCGAATGGTTTTACTTCGATTCAAAACACTGGTCGTGATGAACTGTTCTTGATTCCTCAGTCCTCAACTGTGATTCAAGAGGGGGAACTTGATGTGGATGCCGATGCAAACGCTAAAGCAATTGCAAAGAACTTCGGTAAGTTTCTGAATGTGAAGAAGACTAGCCGAGTCCTGTTGAATCGGTTCGTAACCCTTGTAGCATAAGGGTTTGCAAAGACCCTACTGGTCGTAGGGTTATTGCAGAAAATGCTTGCCTTTTATTGAGAATTAAGGCATAATAATGTTTGTAACTTTGATTATGGAGATTTGTGATGGCATCTATTGATATGGTTTTCCGTCGTGAGTTTGAAATTAAACTCTTCGAAATGTATCCCGATGTGCAAACACGTGGTACAGTCAGTCGCCCTGAACTGCTTGCAGTCATGAAAGCAATCAAGAGCGAGAAATATCCCCTTTGGCTTATGAAAGATAAAGTTGGTCGTGGGTTGTATGCGATTAATGGTGGTACGCATCGTGCCAAACAAGGAGATAATATTGTTGGTAACACTGCATTGAAAGAACAACCTGTGACTCAAGAATCATTTGTGGTGGACTACACCAACACTAAGGCACTCATCCCTGTGAAAGACCCGAACTTTGTGCCCTTCGGTAATTTCAATGACTTGGAGAATATCATCAAGTCTGGAATCTTTTATCCTGCATACATCTCTGGTCCAACTGGTAATGGTAAGTCCACGATGGTTGAACAAATTTGTGCAAAGCATAAAAAGCCACTCATTCGTGTTAACCTTAACATGATGACTGATGAAGAACAACTCATTGGCTCGAAGACTCTCGAAGATGGTAATGTCAAAGTTGTAGAGGGTCCAGTTCTTATCGCCATGCGCAATGGCACAACTTTACTGCTTGACGAAATTGATGCAGGTTCAGCAAATACTCTGCTCTGCTTGCAACCGATTCTCGAGGGTAAACCTTACTATTTCAAACTCAAGAATGAGATGATTGTTCCTGCTCAGGGATTCAATGTGATTGCAACTGCGAATACTAAGGGTAAGGGTTCAGACGATGGTCGTTACATCGGTACGAACATTCTGAACGAAGCATTCTTGGAGCGATTCGCTGTTACCTTTGAGCAAGAATATCCTGCTGCAAAAGTAGAAGTGAAGATTGTGAAGAATCTCATGCAAGCCTACAACTGTGTTGATGAGGAATTTGCAGAGACACTCGTGAAGTGGGCGGATGCAATTCGTCGCACTTTCGAGGATGGTGGTGTGGATGAAACAATTACGACTCGTCGTATGATTCACATCGTTCGTGCTTATGCGATTTTTAAAGATCGCATGAAGGCAGTGCAACTCTGTTGCAATCGTTTCGATGCTGCAACAAAGACTGCATTTATTGACTTGTTCGATAAAGTTGCAAACCCTCAACCTGAACCTGCAGTGGTGATGGAAGAGCCGAAGAAACCCGAGTCGGAAGAAATCCCCTTCTGATGGTAGGGTTATTGCAAAAAGGACTTGTCTTTAATTTGCGTTTGGTGTATAATTAAATCTCTTGAAAACTTGAAAAGGAACTTTATTATGTTGAAATTTGCAAACCTGTCACTGGCTCAAAAGCGTTTTGTTGTCTCTGTTCTTGAACATGACAAGCAGTACAAAAAGATGGTCGCATCACTTTGAAAGAATGTGCTGCAATCTATTACACTCTGCGTGACCAGCGTACTGGTGCTAAGGGTGAGAAGATCGGTTATCCTAACTGGTTGTTCAACAAGAACAAAGTCGAGCGTGGCGTGTATCAACTCCCTCTGCCGACTGAAGCAGACATGACTGCATTCCAGAAGGAACTTGCTGACAAGCAAACTCCGAAAGTTGCTAAGGCTAAGGCTAAAGTTGCGAAACTTCAGAAAGCCAAGACTGTTAAGGTCAAAAAACAAAATGTAGTTGCAGAGAAAGAAGAAGCGATTGAGACTTCTCGTCTGCAAAAGATTATCGATGAATCTGTTGAGGTTGACGAAGATGTCGAGGACTTCAATCAGATCCTGAAAGAAAATGGTATTGAAGTCTAAACAATAGACTTTATTCGTCGCAGGGAGATATTGCCATCGTCTCCCTGCGATTCTTTTCATTTGATGGCAATTTATTATGGAGATATTACATAATGTCTAAACAAGAACTACTTTTAACCCATCTACAAAAGGGTAAGTCTTTCACCGCAAAGCAAATCAAATCTTCTTTTGGTATTGCACACCCAGCAAGCACTATCCGTAACTTGCGTGAGCAAGGCTACTGCGTATATTCTAATCCTGCAGTAGTGAATGGTGCTGAAGTTGTTAAGTATCGCATTGGTCGTCCAACTCGTGCGATGGTTGCAATTGCTAATCGTGTTGCTGGCTCTTCAGTATTTACTCGTACTGCCTAAACAGTAACCTACATATGGATATTCTTCGGAGTATCCATATTTGGTTTTACTGGAGGTCATGATGGCAATTACAAGAGATGTAGTTAAACAGTCCCAGACAGCTACGACTGGTGGGCGAAAATTTGATGGTGGTAAACTACAATATGGTTTACTACCACCACTCGCATTAAAAGCTACTGTAGAAATTCTTACTTTTGGTGCGGAGAAGTATGAACCAGATAACTGGAAACATGTTCCAGATTCCAAACGTAGATACTTTGATGCAATGCAAAGACATCTATGGGCATGGAAAGAGGGAGAGCAAAACGATCCTGAGTCTGGAAAGAATCACTTGGCACACGCAATGTGTTGCTTGATGTTCTTGTACGAACATGATGTGAAATACTCTAAGGAGACAAAATGATTAAGATGATTACTGCATTTATTTCTTTGTTTATTATTTTCTATATTGGTATCGATCTGTTTAGAAAATTTACGAAGAAAGAAAAGTGGAATGTAGTTCTGACAGCGACATATAGTGCTGGAATTGCATTATTGGTTGTTTTGTTTTTGGTGGGTATTGTTATTTTATTTTAAAGGAAATGATTATGAAAAAGAGTGTGCTTGCTATCGCAATGTTGGCTGTATTTGCCACTGGTTGTACTCGTATCGAAACTGGTGAAGTTGGTGTACGTGTTGGTTTTGACAAACAGGTTAAACCTGGAGAATTGCTACCTGGATCTTTCAATCAGGTATTGATTGGTGATGTTCTTACTTTCCCTGTGAAGGATGTTAATGTAGTTTTGGAGAACATGACCCCTGTTGCTAAAGACAATAGCACCATGAAGGATCTGGATGCTGTGGTTGTTTATAACATCAATCCGCAGAATGTAGCAGAATTGTATTCTACTAAGAACAAAGCATTCCATGCTGAGTTTAAGGGTGATACATATGTGATGTATAACTACGTTGTTCAGAATGCTCGTAATGCTATCTACAAAGCTGCACGTAAGTATGAAGCACTGGACATGGCAGACAATCGTGAACAGATGGAGAAGTTGATTCAAGAAGAGATTCAAAAGAATCTTGCTGAAGAAAAACTTGATGGCTCTATCGTTATCAGTCAGGTTCTAATTCGTAACGTAGTTCCAGCTGACAGCGTGGTTGAATCTGCCAACGCACTTGTTCGTGCCAAGAATGAATACAAGCAGAAGGAAGTAGAAGTGCAGACTGCCAAGAAAGAAGCAGAACGTATGGCTGCTCTTGCAAATAACTCTGCCAGTTCTATCGCATTTATGAACGCACAAGCTGCATTGAATATCTCTGAGGGTATTAAGAATGGTAAAGTACAGACCATCGTTGTCCCTGCAAACTTCAATGCGTTGATGATGCCAAAATAAATTTGTTAAAAAGACATTTTTGAGGTATAATGATTATACATAGTAATGTAGTTTTATTTGACAGGAGAAAGTATGAAACTAAGTAAAGAAACAGTTGCACTCTTTAAGAATTTTGCTGGAATCAACAGCAATCTTCTATTGAAGAATGGCAACAAACTCGCAACGATCTCTGGTCAGAAGAATGTGATGGCAGATGCCAGCGTAACAGAAACATTCCCTGACTTTGGTATCTATGACCTAAACGAATTTCTTGGAGCGATGTCGTTGTTTGACGATCCAGAACTGGACTTCCAAGATAAGTATGTGTCGATCAAACAAGGTAGTATGAATATTAAGTTCTTCGCTGCAGATCCATCTGTTCTTACCGCACCACAGAAAGCAATCACATTCCCTGAAGCAGAAATTAACTTCAACATGTCTGCTAATATGTTGAACATGATTCATAAGACTGCTTCTGTTCTTCGTGCAGCCGATGTATCAATCGTTGGTGATGGTTCAACTATCACTGCTGTTGTTGGTGACAAGAAGAATGCGACAGGCAACTCTTACAGTGAGCCAGTCGGTTCATCTGATAAGAAATTCAAAGTCAATCTCAAGGTAGAGAATCTAAAGATGCTTCCTGGAGATTATCAAGTATCAATCTCAAGCAAGAAAATTTCTCGTTTTAAATCTCCGAACAGCGACTTGGTTTACTATGTTGCAGTAGAAGCAGATTCTACATTTGAATTCTAAATGACGAGAGGGTATAATCCCTCTCTATTCTTTGTTATGTGGAGATTTTTATGATTGATAGTCGTGACGAAATGTTTCTGTGGGTCGAGAAGTATCGCCCACAGAAAATTGATGATTGTGTTCTACCTGATAGTCTTAAAAAGACTTTCAAAGAATATATCGCACAAGGTGAACTACCCAACTTTTTGTTCACTGGAACTGCAGGTGTAGGTAAAACTACCGTAGCCAAAGCACTCTGTAACGAGATTGGTGCAGAGTATATGATGATTAACGGATCTGAAGAATCTGGTATTGATACACTCCGTACCAAGATTAAAGGATTCGCATCTACAATTTCACTGACTGATGCCAAGAAAGTAGTAATCTTGGACGAAGCAGATTATCTAAATGCTAACTCAACTCAACCAGCATTGCGTGGTTTCATCGAAGAGTTTGCCAACAACTGTCGTTTTATCCTGACATGTAACTTTAAGAATCGTATCATTGAGCCGATTCATAGTCGTTGCTCAGTCATCGAGTTTAAGATTGACACTACAGACAAGCAAACAATTGCAGCTTCTTTCTTTAAGCGTGTCAATCAGATTCTAAAACATGAACAGATTGAATTCGATCCAAAGGTTGTTGCTGAACTTATCACCAAACACTTCCCTGATTATCGTCGTATCCTAAACGAACTTCAGAGGTATTCTGTTTCTGGTAAGATTGATTCTGGCATTCTGGTTAACATGTCAGAGGAGTCTTTTAAAACTCTGATTAACTTCATGAAGAATAAAGACTTCACTGAAGTACGTAAATGGGTGGCAAAGAACTCTGATGCAGATACTACTTCTTTGTTCAGAGAACTTTATGATAGTGCAACAAACACTATGGAAGCGAACAGCATTCCACAACTAGTCCTTATCCTCGCTGATTATCAGTACAAGGCAGCATTCGTAGCTGATCATGAACTAAATATTATGGCAGCACTGACTGAGATTATGGCTCAGTGTAAATTCAAATGAGGATAACATGGACTTTCTTATCTTATTTTTAGTAGCTGTCGTTTCATTCGTTTGGGGTTGGAACACTCGTGAGAGAGTTGCAATTAGACAGTCAGATAGATTCTTCGAAAATCTTGTAAAGAAAGAGATAGAAGAACAGGAAAACTTAATTCGTATTAAAATTGAGAAGCATAATGGTATGTTGTTTGCATACCACTCTGATAACTCTTTGTTCATCGCACAGGCTAATGGCAAGGAAGAACTAGAGGAAATACTGAAACAAAAGTTTCCTGGAAGACGATTTGGTTGTTCAGAAGAAAACCTAAAAGAGGTTGGTTTTATACTATGACTCCATTTGACTTTATTAATGCAATTAATCTCACTAAGAAGAATCTATTCGAAGATCCTCTAGCCAAAAAGGACTATGTTCCTTTTATCATCAACAGAGGTCTTTCTTACTTTCCAGATACGATTCTATATGCTAATGAGATGAATCGAAATTCTGGTATCCCAGTTGATTGGCAGTTTTTCTTTTTCCTAAATACTATACCTAAGAAGAAGAGATTCAGTAAATGGCACAAGAAAGATGCCGAAACTGAGTCTCTTTCGCTTGTAAAGGAGTACTTTGGATACTCGTCTGAGAAAGCTACTGAGGCATTAAATATCCTCACAGACGAACAGTTAGTAATGATAAAAGAAAAATTATACAAAGGTGGAAAATAATGACTGTCGAAATGATTTATTATGACTGGACACCAGAATCAATGCTTGAAGTGAGTCTGCCCGAACCAGACAACTTCCTAAAAGTTCGTGAAACTCTTACACGCATTGGCATTGCGTCCAGGAAAGAAAATAAACTCTATCAATCTTGCCATATCCTACATAAACAGGGTAGGTATTTCATCGTTCACTTCAAAGAGTTGTTTGCTCTAGATGGAAAAGAATCTAACATCACAAGTGGCGATATCGAGAGAAGAAATGCTATTGCTGGTTTGTTGCAAGACTGGGAATTGTTAAAGATACTACATCAGTCTCAAGCAGAACAGAAAGCATCTTTGTCTCAAATTAAGGTGGTCTCTTACAAAGAAAAAGACCAGTGGGAACTTGTTCCAAAATATAACATAGGAAAGAAAACTAAATGATCAAACTTGAATTGACTATCCAGGAAGTTAATACTATTCTTCGTACATTGGGCAAACATCCTTTCGATGAGGTTGTTGCTCTTATAAGTAAGATTAAGTCACAGGGTGACCCACAAGCTGCAGAAATTGCTAAGCAAGTAGAAGCAGCAAAAACAGAAGAATAATTAGCCAAAACTAATTATTTCACTTAGGGTAGGATTGACACTTTTCATCTAAGTAGTATGTCCGTGTTGGACTTAACTTAGGAGAAAATTATGTGGACCAAACCTACTGCTACAGAAATGCGTTTTGGCTTTGAGATTACAATGTATATTGCTAATCGCTAAATAGTATAGTCCCATCGGGATGGGAAAGTAGTTAGTCGGTAACTACTATAAAAGCCGACTATTTAACCCTCTATCGCCTATTGGGATAGAGTTTTTAAAATCTCGCTGAAAAGGAGAAATCATGATCTCAGCATTCAACGCACTCGTTGACACAGTTCAGAGCACAAAGACTCAATTCGTTAAGACATTCGTCCCAAACGAAGAACTACAAAAACCCCTTCAAACTTACATTGACGCACAGGCTTCTTTCGCAAAGAAACTTGGTCAAGAGTCATTCACATTCTTCACAACAATGGGTTTGGCATTGAACAACTTTGATGCAAAGAAAGCATTTGTTAACAAGTAAGGAGGAGGATTAAATGATGACTAAATTTGTACCTGATACATTATTGCACCCTCAATTCAAAGACTTCGAAAAGTTCTTTGTTGGCTTTGACGATCAATTCAATCGCATGGCTAAGTTTCATGAGGATTTGACCAAAAACATTCCTAACTATCCACCATACAATATCAAGAAAAACGATGACAATCATTACACCATCGAAATCGCTGTAGCTGGTTTTGGTCAGCAAGACATCGATATCGAAATGAATGATGGTAAACTCGTTGTTCGTGGAGAGTTAAAAGCTAACGAAGATACTGAGAACTTCTTGTTCAAAGGTATCGCTAATCGTGCCTTCACTCGCTCATTCGTATTGAATGATGAAGTCGAAGTTAAAGACGCAGAGATGATTAATGGTATGCTTAAAATTTTCTTGGAGCGTTTGATTCCAGAACATAAGCAACCAAAGAAAATTCCTGTTCGTCAAAAGTCAGAAAAGAAATTGCTGACAGAGGAGAATGAATGAAAAAGATTCTCCGCTCAATGTACATTATGTTAAAAGGATTTGGTTACGCACGTGCTGCAGCCCAAGCTGCTCGTAATGGCGATAATAAAAGAGCCACCGAGTTGATGGAGGAGTATGCGAAGTGCAAGTAAACAACTGGATCCCAATGACAGATGATGATTGGGAATGGGTAAACGGTAAAACACCTACTCAGCCAAAGTCGTGATAGTTTAGGGAGAGTTTCGGCTCTCCCTAAATACTATTATGATGAAAGCAAAAATATCTCCTAACATGATCTCGTTTGTTCCTGTTCGTCGTGGCGAATGGGTGCTAAAGGTATCTGTTTTTAAAAACAAACAGATAATGGTAGTTGCACAGAATTGCTATGAATTGGAAAATCTTATTGTTCGATATTTCACCAATCAACATCATGCAGCAGACTTTATCGAACAACTTGTTACTGAGGAATAATAATGAAGGGCATCCGAGTCTTTAAACTTATCAGTGGTGAAGAAATTATTGCAGAGATCTTCAATCATTTTGATAGACACATCGAACTAAAATCTCCAGCAACCATCATCATTCAACAAACCCAGCAGGGTGTTGGTGTTGGTCTTATGCCTTACATGGCATATGCTACTGGAAACATCAATCTACATCGTACTGCCATCGCATCAGATGCAGAGCCAGACCAGAAGATGGTCAATGAGTACAACCGAATCTTTGGCTCTGGGATCGAAGTCGTCCCTGCATCGGCTCTAGCGAGCATTAAGTAAGTAAGTACTAACTTACCCCTCCCTCCGAACCCTGTGGATTCGGGGCATTAATAACCCTACCGAGTGTAGGGTTTTTTGCATTTAGTTGTTGTCTTTAATTGCAACTTAGGGCATAATAACTCTATTATGATGAAGAAAGGTGAAGAAATGA